CCGTCAATTATTTATGATCAACAAAAAGTTGCATTAATGAATGAAAAAATGACATTGGCTAATGCAATGAAAGATTCAAAATTATTATCAGATCGATACATATATGAATACATCTTTAATATGTCTGAAGACCAATGGCTTCAAGAACGCAATGATGTTGTTGAAGATCTTAAACTTCGTTTCCGTCAAAATCAAATTGAACAAGAAGGAAATGATCCAGCGGTAACCGGAGTATCATTTGGTACGCCACACGATTTAGCAACGGTTCATATGTCAAGCACCGAAGTTGAACAAAAAGATAAAGGCGGCCGCCCACCTGAGGGAATCAAACCAGAACAACATAAAAATGCAATGGGCTGGGATCCGACAGGTAAAAAAGAATTGAAACAAGCATTCAATGCTGATAATCAATCAACTACATTTACACCAGATGCTAGATGGGATAGAGCTGTTAGACCAGTTGCTACAGAAAACCACAATATACTAAAATATCTAAAAAATAAACAGCCTGCAATGTTATTAGAATCTTTGAAATCAAATAAATTAAGTCGTCAGGATCAAGATACGGGTACTATATTGGACGAAAACAACATTTTGTAAGAAACATTATATTTATATTAAATAAAAAACGGTCGAAACCTTATGAAAAAATTAAAACATTCAAAATATAAGAATACCGGTATTCTTTTTGAAATGTTAGTGCGTAAATTAACTTCAGAAACGTTGTCTTCAAATAAAACTGTAACAGTTGATATAATTAAAAAATATTTCGGAAAAAATACAGAATTATCAAAAGAATTACAACTCTATAACGCATTATTAAAAGAACAATTCAAAAGTGAAGCACAAGGATTAGATTATATCCGCACAGTAAAATCAGCACATGATAAATTAAATCAAAGTGTTTTGAAACGTCAACGCTATAATTTAGTTAAAGAAATTTCAGAAAAATTCGTATTTTCGAATATGTCTAAAATTCATATTTCAAATTATAAACCTTTAGCTTCAATATACATGATTTTTGAATATGAAGAAACATCTAATCCAAAACAACTTTTAGAATGTAAAAATGTTATTCTTCAAAATGGAATCATTACTGAAAAGAAACAAATTGAAAAAGATCCAGTACTTGAAAATTTTGAATCACAGCCAAAGGACATTCGTTTATTAACATATAAATTAATGATTGATAAATTTAATGAAAAATATTCAAAAAATTTAGATGAATCACAAAAACAACTTTTAAACAAGTATATTACCAATGTTAATGATACTGCTGCTTTAAAAGAATATGTACAAACTGTTATTCCACGTATTAAAAAAGATTTAGCTTCACAAGCAAAACAAATTACCGATAAAGCAACACAGATCAAAGTACAAAAACTTTCTGAAATGTTATGTACTGTTGAAAATATGAAAACAATCAAAGAATCTCATATACTTTCTTTGTTACGTTATTTTGATTTAGTTCGTGAGTTAAAGGAGATGCATTAATGAAGTCATTCTTAAAAGAGATTGAAAGCAAGTTTATAGAACTTGAAAATAATTATTGCGATGCGTGTGATCGTCCGGCAGACCAATGTATATGCAATGAAGAGGAAATTGCTGAGATTAGTACTTCAGCCGCAGCTGGTTCATATAATACACCAAAAGCATTTAGTAAAACAGGTGCCGAAGATGATACAGTTGAAGTATTAGGAATGAAACGTGTTAAGGAATCTATCAATACACCTCCATCATTTAAATGGAAAGAAACGGGATATCAAAAACCTGAATCTGACGAAGAAATTTTTAATGATAAATTTCCTTTTGCAGTCGATGACAAATATTGGTGGCAAAATGATAATAATGAATATCCTACTCGTTTTTATAAAGATGGCATGGGAACGAATAATATAAAAGATAAAACAACACGCATAGGAAATCTACCAGATACAGCAATGCCTGTTAAAAAAACAAAAAATTATTTGCAAGTTCAAGAAGCAATGGATCGCAAGTACGAACAACTTATTGAATCATATAGAACATTTGTAACTGGAGATTCTAAAACTACTCCAGAACAAAAAGTTAAAAATACAATCAAAGAAGTAGCTAAAAAACTTCAAGAAATTGAAACGTTAGTTAATCATACTTCTAGATTGAAAACAGAATCTGGTTTGTCTAGAACAAATATAGGTTCATCGGCAGATAAAGCATTAGTAAAAATAGCAGAACGATTAACAAAAATATCAGAGCGAGTAAGATCATTAGGGGAGTAATATGTCAAAACAACTAATCGTAGAATATATGCCATTTAAGCCTGTTAACTCATTGAATGAGAATAGTGGTGCTGCATATGGAATACCGGGTGGTTTTGTAGTGCAAGGGGTTTTACAAAGAGCTGGAGCTAAAAATCAAAACGGCCGCGTTTATCCAAAACAAATTTTAGAAAGAGAATGCCGTCGTTATCAACAAGAATATATCGATCAACATAGAGCTTTAGGTGAATTAGATCACCCAGAATCATCAATTGTTAACTTAAACAACGTATCACATAACATATTAAAAATTTGGTGGAATGGCGATGATTTGTTAGGAGCAGTTCAAATTTTAGAAACCCCATCAGGTAAAATTCTTAAAGAATTATTTAAAGCTGGCATCACATTAGGTATTTCATCTCGTGGTTTAGGATCTGTTAAAGAATTACGTAGCGAAGGCACGGTAGAGGTTCAAGAAGATTTTGAATTGATATGTTGGGACTTTGTGTCAAATCCTTCTACCCATGGAGCTTTTATGCGTCCTACGAGCATGAATGAATCAGTTGATAAAATGAATACCGCAAACAAATATAATAAAGTAAACAGCCTTATAACTTCGATTTTATGCGAAGATGGAAAATGTAGGATCATATAATGAGAACACCAAACTTAAAATTTATTTTAGAAACAATTCTAGAAGACCAACCGAAGCCAATGTCTAAAGAAGAAAAAAGAGCATTCATGCAAGAAGTAGCAAATTTTTCAGCATTAGGCGAATCTGTATACGGAAAAGGCGATCTTGAAGAAATTGTTGAACGAGTTAAAAATATTGTAGAAAGTGCTGATAAAATCATGACCGAAAGTGATGATTGGATGACGAATGTTGCTCATAAAAAAGGCAACAAAAGAATGCATGAAGATTATCGCGATTTTGAACAAGCCGCTCGCGAATTAAAAGAAGCACAAGAACGAATGGCATTGTGTTATGAAAATATTGGTCAACATTTGAATCGTTATTTTAATGTCGGATAATTTGGATCTTACAAAAAAAATTATTATAATATAGGTAAGTAATGAATACGTTTAGAAAATTATATAAACAGTTTTTTGGGTTAACTGAACAATCAGTTAAACAAAATCCAAATGATATAGAAATAGCAGCATCTGTTGCTAAAGACCCAACGGCGTTAAAAGCTGCACAAAAAGCTGCAAAAGAAGCCGGAGGAAATATACGTATTACAGCAAACGAATCTGAAATAGATGAAGCAAAATTAGTTAACAACATAACTGATTATAGAGGTGGTGTAGAATTTGTTTTACGCGATCCGGCAGATGCAATTAGAGTTACCAAAGAGATTCAGCAATGGGCAGCAAAAAAGGGAATTACCTTAGTTAAAAAACAAATCGGAAAAACCGGCAAAGTAGTTTATCTTTATTTTCGTTTAGGACAAGATCCAGGAACTGAATCACAAAAGATTCAAGGCTACTTATCACAAATGCCAGAACTTAAACATTTTAGATTTAAAGTACGAGGAGAACAACAACCAGCTCCGCAGCCTGAAGCTGAACTACAACGTACGAAAAGACCAATTAGAAAAATTTAATATCGTTATATGAATAAAAAACAAAAACAACATCAAACAATTGTAGCAGGAAATCCATTAGCAGTTAACGTAGTAGGTTCCACACGTGAAGATTTAGCATTTGCTCTTAAAATATGGAAGCGCAAAATTAAAAATTCAGAAATTTTAGAAAAAATAAAAGATCGAAAAGAATTTATTAAACCGTCAGTTCGAAGAAGAAAACAAATTCAAGACGCTCAATTTATTCAAATGATACGCGATCGAAATTCGCTCTAATTAAAATTTTTAAGCCCTGACAAAAAAAGTTAGGGCTTTTTTACTGGTTTTTTAAACAGCTCTATATTTATATGTAAATACGCTATTTTCTATATAGTGTCTAGTAATTAAAAAAATTCTATTAAGATTTCAAATAATCTTATTTCCAAAAAACAAATTTAAGGAGAAAAACAATGGCAAAATCAGATTTGCTAAAAGAAGCGATTGCTGATGCAAAGGCGGTTAAAGAAACAGCTTTAGCAAATGCAAAGATTGCTTTACAAGAAGCATTCGGAGCTCGTATGGAAAACATGCTATCTGCAAAGTTAGAAAGTGATCTAAGCGAAGAAGACGAAGAAATGGCAATGGACGACACAGAAATGAATGTTGACATGACCGGAGAAGAAGATGCTGCTCTAGATTCAGAAATGGGTACAGATGTTGGTGATTTATCAATCGATGTTGATCAAGACGGAGAATTTGATGAATTTGACATTTACTCAAATGATGATATGGGTGGTGAAGAAGAAATGGCAGGAGAAGAAATGCCAATGGGTGACGAGGAAATGGAAGCTGAGTATCAAGATCAGGATGACGAAGACTTAAACCTAGAAGCAATTATTCGTGAGTTAGAAGGCGATTTAGATGAAGAACGTGTACCAGAAGGTTCAGGCGGAGATGACATCATGGAAGGTGATGACATGAAAGATGCTGATACTGATGAGTATACTAACGAATCTATCGACGAAATCATTGAAGCTATTCTTCGTGAAGAAGATGAGGCAGAAATGCCAGCAGAAAAAGAAGAAGAATCTGTAAAAGATACAATGAAAGAAGAATTAGAAGAAGCTTATGCTACTGTAAATCAACTTAAAGGTATTCTTTCTGAAGTAAATCTTTTGAATGCAAAACTTCTTTACACAAACAAATTGTTCCGCAATTTTGAATTGACTGAAGCTCAAAAAATGAAAGTAATTGAAAATTTTGATCGTGCAGGCAATACAAGAGAAGTAAAATTAGTATTTACAACGTTAGCTGAATCATTCAATCGTCCAGCAACTAAAAAACGTGTAGTTAAAGAATCTTATGCTAGCAAACCAACTGCAACAACAGCGCCAGCAAAAGAAACAACTCAAGTTTTAAGTGAAGGATTTGAATTGGCTAACAGATGGAAAAAATTAGCAGGATTGCTATAACATTAAAAAAAAGGAAAACAGTGAGTATTTCAAATTTATTACAAACAAATGATTTCGTACAACGCAACCAAGCTAAAGCGTTGGCATCGAAATGGGAAAAGACCGGATTATTGGAAGGTCTTAAAAGCGAGACAGAGCGCGCAGGAATGGCTCAATTGCTTGAAAACCAAGCACGTCAATTAGTAAAAGAATCATCTGCAACAGGTACATCAGCAGGATCAGAAGAATGGGCAGGCGTTGCTCTTCCATTAGTTCGTCGTATTTTTGCTGAATTTGCAGCTAAAGAATTCGTATCAGTTCAACCAATGAACTTGCCATCAGGACTTATTTTCTATTTGGATTTCAAATACGGAACAGCAGCACCAGGATTTGATGATGATAACAACAACAGAACAGGTGATCCATTTGGTAACCCTAATGCATTAGACTCAATGTTCGGTGTTACTACAACTGGTTCTGACGCCGCAGGTGGTCTTTATGGTGCAGGTCGTTTTGGATATTCAATTCCATTTACATCTTCATTAGGTTTAGCTGCAGCACAAGCAAACACAGGTTCGGGCGCAGGCTTACCAACATCTGCATCATTTAACTTTGACAGTAATTTTACTGGTAACACTGTTGGTTTCAAAGTAGTTACTATCAACGTACCAACTGATGCTGATTTATATGCAGTTCGTTCTTGGACATTGACTTCAGGTTCAGCTCAAACTGAAATCGTTCCAGTTCAAGCATTCTCTACAATTACAAGCAATTTCACTGCATCTTTCGTTGTAACGGCCGCTCAAGCAACAAACATCCAATTAGCAATCGGCGCAGGTAACTTGAGATTACAGTATAGCAAACAACCATCTGATACATCACGTGGTGATTTCGAAGACAAAAATCCATTTGCAGGAACACGTTACGGAACATCAGGTATGAATGAAGGTACTGATATTGATATCCCTGAAATCAACCTTGAAATGCAGTCTGAGCCAATCGTTGCTAAAACACGTAAGTTGAAAGCAGTATGGACTCCAGAGTTTGCTCAAGATTTAAATGCATACCATTCAATTGACGCTGAAGCTGAATTGACTTCAATGTTGTCTGAGTATGTATCAATGGAGATCGACTTAGAGATCTTGGATATGTTGATTTCAGCAGCTCCAACAACTGAGTATTGGTCAGCATTGAACAACAACTTCTGGAA